ATACAAGGTTCGCCCTGAGTATGAGTAACAGCCGTGAGTTCCGCATCAAGCGGGACAACTGCAAAGAAGCCTATCTGAACGGCAAGACCGATCCCACTGAGCTGGCGGTGATCTTCGGAGTTTCCGATATCACCGTCCGTAAGTGGATCAAGAGCGGCAAGTGGGATGAGCTCTTCAAAGAAGAGAACCAACTCGACCACGAGATCGCCATCGCCCGCAAGAAGGCACTAATTCAAGCGCTCCGGGAATATGCCAAGAATCCTGCCGACACAGCCATCCAAAGCCTGGTGAGCATGATGAAGCAGGATCAGAAGGATCGGCAGCCCTCCAAAGAACTAAACGACTACATCGTCAAGTTCCTGGATCAGGTGACTGATTTTATGATCGAGAAAGGGCATGAGACCTTGCTTAAGCAGTTCCAAAGCATTCTGCACGATTTGGCAGATTACCTAAGAGTGAGAAATGGTTAGCCTTCCTGCATCCTATATAAGGCCTCCCCAGCCTAAGCCTACAGATCAACCTTCCTACCCTGCATACCCTCCAAGCCAACAGCCCGACATGGTCAGTCCTCCGACCTCCGGGTCCCCGACGCCCGTCCCCCTGGGCGTCGGGGGGTTACCCGGTTATGTCCAAGAAGTTCATTCAGCGGCATAACAAAGCACTGGCGGAGATCGCATCCAAGACGATCTCCGTCTTGCCTTTTATAGACGATAATCCTGAAGCTAAAGCAGAGAGAATAAGGCGCACCACTGGTGAGGGTTGGGATGCTTTCTCGTTCTTCTGCCATACCTATTTCCCGCATATCTTCCCCCTACCTTTTTGCCCAGCGCATGAGACTATGTTCGATGAGACTGATAATGACTCAGGCATCATCGCCATTACCGGTTTTCGGGGGCTGGGCAAAACGGTAATCATGGGAGTGGTCTATCCTATTTGGATGATCATCAAAGGGGAACGCTACGTGATCCATACCGCCGCAGACATAGATCTGGCTCAGGAGCGCACTGCCTTCACCTTACATGAACTGCAGAACAACAAGCGGCTCATCATCGACTATCCGGAGATGCAGCCAATGGATAGCTTTGATCTGGACTTCTATCTCAAGAATAAAGCCAGGATCAGAGCCAGAAGCATCAAGCAATCTCACCGGGGAACTATCAATCCCAAGACTGCCAAGCGGCCCGGACTGATCGTCTGTGATGATATTGATAAAGAAGAGAACATGGGCAACCAGTCCATTGGTAAAAGACGCATGGAGAAGATCACCCAGGAGCTTGCCGGAGCACTTTCACCTGAGGGGAATGGCAAGATCATCTGGCTCGGTAACCTGGTACATCCCAACTATGCGATCTGCCAGTTTCAGGAGCTCATATTAGGCGAAATGCGGGCTGATAATCCTGATTTGGACTTGGGATACCAGTCGGTGCTGAAAACGCACCAAAAAGCGATTTTGCGTTTCTCTCTCGAAGATCAGCATGGTAAGTCCACCTGGGAGGATCAATACCCTACTACCACTCTGCCAAACTTACGTGCTAAATTCGGGATGACAGGTTATCAAAGGGAGATGCTTGGTCAGCCGGTAATCGAAGGAAATATCTTCAAGAACCACTGGTTCACCAAGTATAGATCTCTACCTGAACCATCCCAGATGAAGCGGGTTTGGCTCTATGCCGATCCGGCCTGGGGAGAGAAGGGCTGTTTCAAAGCCATCATCTCCATTGGCTATGATGGTAATCGCTTCTATGTGATCCATGTCTGGATACGTCAGACTGAGAATACGAAGTTCTTCAGATACTACTATGATGCCTATCAGGAGCTTGATCGCACTTACCGAGTGAAAGCCAGAGCAGCCTGTGAAACAACCTACGGACAGGCTCGTATCCTGGCGGACTTCGATCGGTGGGCACAGGACAACCATCTGCCACCCATAAGTCACAGAATCAAGCGTATTGATAACAAAGACAACAAGAACCTCCGCATCGAGAGAACTGAGACCATCATCGAGACAGCCAAGGTGCTCTTCCCGGAAGGACAGGATACCCCTACTCTGATCTCCCAGTTCCTCACTTATCCTGATGGTTATATCGATGGCTGTGATGCATTAGCAGGCTGTCTGGAGCGCTTCTCCGAATATGATATTGGCAGGAACAGAGTGAAAGTCCGGAGATTCAGTTTTTGATGATATTGACAGAAAGAAGAAACTCAGAAAGCTGACTTGTGGAGGTAGTTATGAGAAAAGAGCTGCGCAAAGAAGACGCACTTAGATTTTACGCCCTGATGACCATGGGAGGATATCTAAGTATAGATGCGTGCATTAATACGGCTTATCGTGATTTCTGTAGAACCATGCATGGTATTATGAGCAATAATCGCAACGAAGCTATGAGATCAGAAGCCTCGGAAATCATCAGACGAATGATAGGGAAGGTGTTGAAGGCCAGCTTGACCCAAGCCGAGTTCGATAAACTGCATGGCTCAGCATGCAAAGCGATCAAGAAAGTATATTCGGAGAACCAAACGGCATTCTTCATCGGTCAAGCACAGAAATGGATAAACATGAGCTTCAAGTATGTCTATTTGCTCTATTTAGCTGACCTTCTTGATGTCAGCAAAACCGGCATTGATATCCTAAAACACAACTATAGGCATTTCCATTTACCCATCGATAACATTGTGCTTCAACACCAAACGGTGAAGCGCCTATTCTCCGAGCACATCGGTAGTGTTGCATGGAGCAGGATTGATGATTACTCTATGTATCTTGCTTTCCAAAAGAGCTTACAGGAAGCAGTTAAGATGCCACTCATAGTCTTTGAAGGACAGATCTGGAAGTAACATCCGAGATGAACTTTTACGATAAGCTCATGCTTGAGTACTACCGGGTCCTCAACAATGCCTGGAAGACCGAGATCAAGGATGCTGCCAAGCTTGCCATCCAGATGCTGAGTGATATGCCGAGAGCTGAGAAACTCAACCAGAGCTCAATAGATAAGCTTATGGACATCATCAATACTCAATTGGGAGATGACTTCGCAGCCCTGGTCAATGATCCTACCAAAGCGATAATAGACCGCTGTGTGCGGCTCGGACTGAGGGACACCCAAGTGCAAGCCCCCACAAAGACCAGTATTGGGCTCTGGGGCATCGAAGATCAGCATCTCTCCTCTACTATCCAAAAGCAGCAGTTGTTCTGGATCGGCAATCACTTTGAAGCTGATGTCAGACAAAACTTCGCAGACACCCTCTCTAAAGCAATCGAGCAGGGTTACACCAAAGAGATGCTGGCAGATACCCTCAAAGATCAGTTCAATGACCTCGCCAACAGATCATCCCACTACTGGCAGGGTCTGGCAGAGCATACTGCTCTCCGCATAAGAGAGTTTGGAAGGCTGCAGGGCCACAAGAAAGCCAAAGCCAGATACTACAAGCTTGTGGTGATCCTGGATGATCGTACCAGTGACATCTGCCGTGCTCTATCTGCCCAAGATAAAATTTATCCTCTTAACGATGCATTGGAAGTGATGGATAACCTGATGGCTCTGGATACCAAATCCAACAGCCTGGATGATGCCAGAGAATACATCAAAGCCCTCGCACCGTGGATCAAAGACGATCAGATCGAATACGACTCAGAGATGAACCCGGTTGGGGTATCCGGAGCGCATACTCCGTTTCCGCCCTTTCATTGGAAGTGCAGGACAACGACAATAATCCAATGACTAGCACAATACGCGAACATTATTTGAGAAGATCTGCAGGAATAGTTTTATTAAGTCTCTTGATCTTTTCCTTAAAAATTAGCGCTCTTATTTTTGCATGCAACGTCATCCATACAATATGGTTTAGTAAATAACCGATTATAAATAGCAATGCAACAGCAATTAGATAAGCGATGTTTCCAACGATTTTTTCAAGAAAGTAAGCTGCTAACCATGATACTAAGAAATCCATAATGAACACAAAAGGTCTCAATATGCAAATAATCACTTTTGATAAAACTGAGGCCTTTCGCTTGTATTCGATTTCTTTTCCTTCTCGGAAACTACGAATTTTATTCATCTTATCGTTGCTGTTTTCGTATTTGCCTCGAAATTCGTCTCTTTCTTGAGTTACCTGTTCGGTTTTTTTTATCTCTTCGTCTTTCAATTGTTTTATATATTCATCTTTAATTCTCTCTACTTCTTCTGCCGTTAGACGATCAATGTTGTTTAAGGTATGATTTTCCAGTATGTCGTGAAGGACTATATCTTGTAGAAAAGATTGAATTAAGGCCTCATCTACATTCTCTTTTTGACAGATGTCTTTGAACATAACCGTAAAGCGCTCTAACAGCGATTTATTCAGAGAGTTAATACTAGTCGCTATTGCTGCAAAGAGTGATTTGTTTATCTGCTCATATTTCCCACGGTTCAATAACCACAATAGCGATCCAATAAACATATCACTGTGGCAAGGAGCTATATGTCTATCTTCAACATATTCCAACTGAGTGAGACACTCAATCAAAGTGATGCTTGACGTGATAAATATCGACTTAGCATCTTTTAAAAACTTGGGTTTTAACTTGTCTCTATCGATCAGAATAGATATTATCGATCTCGCATCCCTTTCGGCTGAACTCTCCTCGAACAGATGACGAGAATTTCTTCTTTTAATCAGCGACTGCGTGATTTTGGTTTTAAGATCGTCATATTCATCGGAAAATTTTGCTGCCACTATATCGATATTATGCCTATTTAAGGCATTTTCTACTGATAGAAGAATGATCTCAAGATCAGTTTTCGGCTTTCTGTTTCTTTTGAAATAGACTAGTGTCGAAGGTGCAATATAAGGATCGTAATCATCCCAATGTTTTAGGCAAATCTGCAAAATATCTAAAATCTCTTCATATGTATGCTTGAAGATGTGTAATCTAGCTCCAGTCTTATGCAGAGCTGATAAAAGCTTATTCATTGAATCATGATAATAGCTACCTTCTGCGCCAAGTAAATATAACATTATTCTTGTGTCAAAGTAACAATCGAGACCTTTGAAATCTACATGGTTATCAAACTCTGGGCAGAACAGTAATTCAGAAACCGAGTATCCGAAGCTGATGTCAATGATGGTATTAAACATATAAGTGTTTGTTTTCGATAAATGTTCTATAAACCTTGCATACATGTAATCATCTTCGACTTGAGAACTTAGTTTTTTAACGCTATTTTGGCGGACAATCTTGTCTCGGAAAGCATGATAATATGTATACTCAGTATTAGCATATACGATTTTTTCAAAATCATCTGTAACTAGGACTTTATTGTAGTCTTTGAATGCCTTGGAGAATTCGTTGAACAATCCTGTAAGTTCAGTGATATTGCTGGCAAAATCCCTTCTATGATTGTTAATTGCTGGAACCACACGATCATCTTTCAACGCTTTATCCGTGAATCGATATCTGCCTTTGTCTTTTTTAATCATTCCTTTATTCATCGATTTTGTCAGAATGTACTGCAGGACATAAGAAGGGAGATCTAACTGAAACTCGCTCATAAACAGATTGTGAAACAAACTCTCATCATAGAAGGTCATGTTGTGTGTTATAGCTACGTACTTGATTAATGGTATGTAGTTTTCGAATATAGTGCTCTTCGCTCCATCCATAGAAGCCAACAATGATAGTGTCGTAATAGCGCTATTCATTACCCCTCCGTGTTATTTAACTCTGAACTAAATAGTGATTTGAAATTGAGTCTTTTGGACACACTTTCAATTCCATTTACCATCATCGATAGTCGCTTTAATTCGATTGATGAGATTCTGCTTCAATTCTTCAGCTGATCTCCATTTTATATGATTATATTGCCGTGTATCGAAATGAAGATTATCGAAATCATCGTCTCTACAAGTCCAAATGACAGGAATTCCTAAGCCCTTAGCGAATCCAGCTTCAAAATAAACACCACCCCTATGCATTGTGAAATCCGCAATTACAAAGGCAGACTGCTTGATTTCAGAGATGATTCTATCGCAAATCTTGTCATTATGTTGAATTTGATCTATTCGGAAAGCATAGTATCCACATTGCTCAACTGCGGGCACAATAGCTTCCTTGCAGATTTCATCTAGAACTGGATCACCAAACTTCATAGCAATGAACACTTGTTTCGATTCTGGCCTAACCTTACGAAGCAAGATTATTTTCTCCCAACCCTTGACTTGAAGTGTGAACACATAGTTTTTCTGTTCTGAATGATACTGACCAATATACTCCAATTCCTGAGCCATCATAAGTACTGCCTGCATTTCGTTGTCATCGTGCACATACAATAATGGAATATCGGATTTCGGAACTGTAATACCTACATTGAACCTGGTAGCCTTTCTCCCACAATAAAGCATAAGAAGATCAAGAACTTCCAATGGATCGGAAGGAATTCGAATACTACCTTTAATCTTTTCGTAGTTTTCACCCTTTATATCTATCTCGTCTGCTGCCCCAGATGATAGATGTCTGAGGGCAATACTCATGTCCATGTCTGGATCATTTTTTTGCTGTCTCTCACTCAACACACGAAGTAATACATGACTAGTTATCTTGAAGTTACCGCAGTATGAACATACAACATGAACTATATTTCCATAATCGCTTTTTCTAAGGTTTTCACTTAACTCTCTATGGCATATTGGACAGATGTTTTGCTGCAAATCCATCATCTTCCTCTACAGATAAGCTTACGAATGGAATTTCACTGATTGTTCTATCATGCTTAGTATGTGTGATAGATGAGTTTCGTCTTTCATGATGATCTGATAGACCCCATTGCCCCATTTCCCTTTACTGGAGACATCCTCAGCTATGTTCAGATTATCCATCAGTTTCCCCTTGGGAACATTCAGTGTTAATTTCAGTTGGGCTTTATGGATTTCAATAGCCACAATGTCCGTAGTGCCTTTAAATGCTAAATAGAGTTTCCTGGGCACCAAGGTTAGGTTCCATCTTGTTAATATACTATCCCTAACTGTTTCATAGAGTGAGCGTATATCTTCATTAGCCTTTTGAATATGGTCAGCTTCGGTATATACCTCCAGTTCTTTAGCCACCTTGCCAATAGCGTTCGTGGGAGCTATTTTTTTGATGCTAGCGCTGGAACTACCATAGTCGATGCGTCGAAATGAGATGTGCTCATCATGATAGGTTTTGACTTCCCACAGTGAAATTGGCAGATCATTGAAGATCAGCGACCCAAGTTGGTAGTTATTAAAGGCAGTAGAAACGAAGTATATCCTGGACTGAGCCCAATCTATGTCATTGATATCATAGCGTTTATTCTTTACATTGCTGAACTTGAGAACGAATTCCGCTTTTCTGTCCAACATCTTACCTAGGTACGCATAACCCTGGTCGATAACGCTCCTATTTTCACTCCGCTTGTATTCTATGATCACAAAAGAACTAGTTTCAGGGTCGAAAGCTAGCGTATCCAACCGGTAATAACCCACAGAGAATTCAGAGCAAACAAACTCCAATCCGAAGAGCAGTGATAGGTTTTTTTCCGTTATGCTCTGAAGCGTCTTTTCTTTCGCTATTTTGGCCTCTTTTATCTCGTACAAGGCTTCATTTTTAGATAACTTGAACAATCTCACCAATCCTCCTTTTTATTCATTCCAGAGTTTATTGATCCGATCTTGTATCTTTTGCTCATATAGAGCAATTAACTTACGGTTGGCTTCTACTAGCTTCTGCTCATCCTCGATGCGGTCAATTATTTGTATCTGTTCAGAAATTGGTGGAACAGGAATATCCAGAGCACCAATAACGGCTTTCGAAATTTCTTTAAAAGTACCGCCTGTGCCCAAGGAATCAAGTTTATCTTTTAATGACCTCATAACGTGTGCAAGAAACATATTGTTTATCTTGCTTGGATCTTTTACTATCAAATTTTTGAAACCTTGATTAGTAGATAATGGAGTTTCATTAATTGCGACCCTACCAATAGTAGCTCTTGAACTGACTAATACAGAACCAGCAGGAAGCATTTTTGCTGACGATGTGCTTAGTCCTTTTTGTGTTATTTTCCTTTGCGTATCGCTGATTCGTGACACATAATCTGATGGGGGTAAGTCGACCAATGTTACCCAAGGAATATCTCCATTCCAATAATCGACATTCCCAGAATCAGGAGTTCCGCCTGATATAATATCTGCCAAAGTACTCAAGGGTAGTAACCTCCATTTTGGATCAATATCAATATGTGGTTTCCAATTGTCCACAACTTGCTTGGCGCCATCTATGATCTTCTGATAGGAATCCAATTCTGCAACTATCTCTTCCTGGACTGAAAGGGGTGGGAGAGGGATCCGCAAACTTGAATACTGCTGTGCATTGATGTTGGATATTGTGCCAGTTTTTGATTGTTTAATGATCCAATTTGCATAGTACTCAGACTTAGTAAGGTAGAATATAAATCTTGGTAAGGCTTTATTCTTATCAAGGACAAAACGGATTAGATATCCTGCAAAGATAAACCTACCTTTCTGTCGGTGAATATATACCCTACCAACAGACCCTGATCTAGCGAAAAGCAAGTCATCTTCATTCAATAAATATTTTTCATTGATCACTGAGGGAGACACTATATCGTTATCTTTCAAGTTGCCATCGTCATCTATATCGGTTATCCGGATATACCTTGTCTCTCCATCATAATCAGTTTTTGCGGCTCCCGACCCATATTGAGCCTTTTTGACACAGATTTCATCAAGTCTAACAGTATCATATGTATAACTGTTTGATGTAGAAGAGATATACCTCTCCCAGCTAAGATTAAAATCTCCATTCTCTGCCAACCTTGTCTTTTCGACCAAGCTCACATTTTTGTCGGATGCTATATACTCTTCACCAGAAAGCACAGATTCTTTGTATGCCATCGCATTATCAAAGGCGGCAGGGAGGTCATTGGCTTCAATAGGCCTTCTCTGAGCGCCCAAATCAAATCCATCGTTGTTGATCTTGAGGAAAATGATCTTATCAGTTTTTTTGGCAAGGGCTTTATCGATCCAGAGAATAGAGGTTTTTACTCCAGAATAGGGATTGAATACTCCTGCCGGAAGCGATATAACTCCTACAAGGTAGTTTTCTTCAACCAGCAGCTTACGAAGCTGTTTATAGGCGTTTCCACTTTGGAAGATGATACCTTCAGGTACGATGATTCCCGCTCTGCCATTGTTAGTGAGGTGTTCCAGCATATAGTCCACAAAGAGCACTTCACTGCGTTTGGCCTGGATAGTGAATTTATGATGGGGACGGATACCCCCCTTGGGAGTCATAAAGGGAGGATTGGCGAGAATCACATTAGCGTATTCATTCCAGCGTTCTGTGCTGGTGAGAGTGTCATACTCAAAGATCTGGGGGGTGTTGAAGCCATGCAGGTACATATTGACCAGAGAGAGGCGCACCATCTCAAAGGCAATGTCATAGCCCTTTATGTTCTTATGCAGAAATGCCCGCTGATCCGGAGTAAGCAGATCTCCTGTGTATTTTTTGCCATTTTGGATAACCAGCTCATCCAGAGGTGTGTTGTGCATGGCAAAGGTGTGGGGGTCATTTACTTTATCATAATTTGAGCTATTCGTTTTGATGATGTGTTTATAAGCAGAGATCAGGAAACCGGCTGTCCCGCAAGCGGGATCGAGAATGCTGTCCTCCTTTTGGGGATCGATAAGTTCCACCATAAAGTCTATAATGTGGCGAGGAGTTCTAAACTGACCGGCATCGCCCTGAGAGCCAAGCACAGCAAGCAGGTATTCAAAGGCGTCACCCAGTTTTTCACTATGCTCATAGGTAAATTCGTCTATGCATTTCAGAAAGAGTTTCAAGGTTTCCGGGTCACGGTAGGGTAGGAAGGCATTCTTGAAAATATCCCTGAAAAGTGTGGGTATAGAAGCATTATTGGGTATCTTTGTCAATGCGTCCTGATAAAGCATAACCCTGCCCTCGCCACTCAGCTTTTGGTCAAAGAGTCTGTTCCATGCGTATTTGGCATAATCACCTGTAAAATACTTCGGTTTGCCTCCAAGCTCTATGGATTCGTTGTCCATATCATACATAAATTTATAGATCAGAGCTATGGTTATCTGCTCAACCTGGGAACTGGGCACGGGGACTTTACCGACCAGGATATCCCTGGCGTCGTCTATCTTCTTTTTCGTAATAGAATCTAACAAATGGTTCTCCTACATAAACTTATTAAGGACTACATAGTCCTTGATGTATTCCGGGATGGCAGTGCGCCACTTATCTTTGACAGCCTTGAAGTCGTTCATACCGAAACGGGGATATGTGTAAAGTTCCGCGTAGTCCCTGCTGTCAATGATGTCTCTTAACCGATTATCTGTAACATAGGCCTTGAAATAGTATTTGAGCGCAGGTATGTTATCTGTGGTATTGGGTTTAAAAATGGAGATAAACTTGTCAAATTCTGCATTAATCAGCTCGTCTTTGGATTTGAAACCGGGGATGAGGCCAAATGCTTTTTCCACGATCTCTCTGAGAGTTAAGCGGCGATCAAGCTGGATAGAATGTCTAAGCTTCTCCAAAGTAAAGAAATCCTCTGGTTTATCGATAATGTTCTGATTGATATAATCCAAAACATAATCCCATTTTCCGTCGTTGACCCCTTGCTTGACTTTTGGGTCTTGCTTGATCTTCTCTTCGAACTTTTGGAAGTACATGCGGTCGATTTTCATACCTTCTGTTCCAATGGACTTACGATCAATCTTTGCCAGAGGATCGGGAGTGTGAATTTCTGCACTTGTTGCTTGAGGTTGAGGGGGCTCCCCACCAACAGGGAAGGTGGTTTGTTCATTTAAAACAGGGAGCGCCAGGACCTGGTCGTAGTCGAACTTTTCTTCAAAATACTCGCATACTGCGAAGAAATCAAAGAGGATATAGCCTGTTTTGATCTTGTCCTTATGCTGTTCCTTGAGAGATGGATCAATAAATTGCTCGTAGAAATTGTGGAGCCGAGTCCCTCTGCCTTTGATCTGGATGAACTCTGAGGGTGAGAAAATGGGTCGCATCAAGGCTATGTTGAGGATGTCCGTGCAATCGTAGCCGGTGGTCATCATACCGACAGTTACGCATACCCTGGTTTTGGATGTGCGGTAATCAGATATGAAGTTTCCTCTACCGGAAAGGTTGTTGTTGGAGAAGTTGATGGACATTTGCTGAGCCGTAGGTATGATAGAAGTAACCTGCATGGCAAAGTCAGAATTGTATTTGCCAGGGAACATTTTATCAGCCATCTCATTGAGGATCTGGGTAAGTTTAGTGGCATGCCTTTGGCTTACCGCGAACACTATTGATTTACCAATCTCGCCGCTGATGGGATCATAAGCGGCATTTTCCAAGAAAGCACGGCAGAGGGTGACATTGGTGTTCTCCGAAAAGAACCTCTTTTCAAAGTCCCTTTCTTCAAAGTAGGTAATAGATTCCTCTCCTTGGAAGTCCTTTTCCACATAGGCAAAGCCCTGATCTGATAATAACTGGGTGGTTACTTGGGAACGGGCATCGATCACTGTTGGGCTAACAAGATAGCCATCTTTCACACCATCAACCAAAGAATAGCGATATGTGGGTATGCCACTCTTGCAACCAAAGGTCTCATAAGTATCTAAAAGTAATCTGCGTTCATACTCCCGGGTGCTGTTCTCGTTGGGTTTTGCGTTTTTAAGATAGTCTTTTGGCGTTGCAGTTAGACCAAGCTTATAACCTACGAAGTACTCAAACACAGCTCTGGCGTTGCCACCGATGGAACGATGAGCCTCGTCAGAGATTACCAGATCAAAATCGGTGGGGCTGAACTTGGTGCGGTATTTATCGGCTGACAAGAGAGACTGAACCGTCGTTATGACAATATCGGCTTTTCTCCAGTCGTCCTTGTTTTCTTTGTAGATCAAGGATGTGAAATCATTCTTGAGATACTTGACCATATTACGCTGGGCTTGGTCTTCCAATTCCAGGCGATCTACCAGGAAAAGTACTCGGTGAGCGTTCCCAGTCTTAAGAAAGAGCTTTATTACGACAGCAGAGATAAGTGTCTTTCCTGTCCCGGTTGCCATCTCAAATAGGAAACGGTTTTTCCCCTTTCGGACTGAGTTTTGAATCGATTCTATAGCCTTTACTTGATATGGTCGCAGTAAACTGAGGTTGTGCTTCTTCAGATATTCTGCTCTAGTATCCTCGTTGTAGAAATCAGGGCTTTGGTCGTAGTCATGCTTTTGGGTTACCGCTATATAGCCAGAGGTCACGATCTCGTTCACCAATGCATCAGGATCGGGATTGTAGTGCTCGTAGCCCTTCATAGATTCTGGGGTGGGAAATTTTGTGATAATGTAGGGGTTGCCCTGCTGTGTGTCCCAGAAATAGTGTAGATTACCATTAGATAGTAAGATAAACCTACAGTTTTGAGAACGAGCATAGGTTCTGGCTTGTTCTTTCCCCACCAAAGGGCTGTGCTTTTCCGATTTTGCTTCCAGCACAATAATGGGATGGGAATGCTCATCTAAAAGCAAGAAATCTATAAATCCCCTGGATACTTTCTCAAAGTCTGCGCCATATTCATCTATCATTTTTTGCGTGACCTTGGTTTGGTTTTCGAGCAAGATATTGGCTGGTTTGCCCTTCTCATCAAAGAACCTCCAACCTGCTTCTTTCAAAAGATCATTAATCTTGATTCGTGCACTAGCTTCTTTACTCATCCGTTTTCCTTCGGTTCATAATAGATATAATTCTTTACATCTATCTATCACTTTCCGCATAAGATTCAGTGAATATGCAATATCTGTTTCTGTCAAGTCCAAATTCTGTGTCATCCTTGCTCATCCTGATTTGTCAGCATAAAGGGTAGTGCTTTCCTGGCTCCGGATCAATAATCACAACTGGAACAAGGAGATAGCATGACCGAAACATTGATGAACCGAATCAAAGCTCAGTTAGTCAGACATGAAGGTCTGCGGCTGAAGCCCTACCGCTGTACTGCAGGTAAACTGACTATAGGTATCGGCCGCAATCTCGAGGACCGAGGCATATCCCAGAAAGAAGCATACGCTATGTTAGAAAGGGATATCTTGGACTTTGAACAGCAATTGCTCAATGAGATACCCGAAGTGTACAATAAGCTCGATGAGGTGCGCCAGTCGGTGCTGCTTAATATGTGTTTTAACCTTGGTATCAAAGGACTGCTGGAGTTCAAGAACACTTTGGCATTTATCGATGCCGGTGACTGGGAACGAGCCGCCAATGGCATGCTTGCTTCCAAATGGGCTAAGCAAGTAGGTCGCAGAGCTATAGAATTATCCGAACTGATGAGGAAAGGTAAGTGATACCGATCCCGGTCGAGACTGATGTTATGCTCGCCATCCTCAATCTCCCCAAGGAGATGTTTAACAATGGCATCTTCAAGGAGCATCAGGGACTTGTTTTGGAGATGATCCACTCTATTGTGCTGCGGGAGCACTATGACCGGGCAACTCACGATGATCTGCCGGAAGAAGAGCCTTTTCTAGTTTCTTTTCGTTTTGGGTTCTGTTTCCTGATGCTGCACAGTACCTGTGAGTTTCTCAATTTGAAGACCCTGGGCGAGGGCATAGTCAAGACTGTAGGTTTAGACCAGTCCGCGACCGAATTGCTCACAGGGAGCGAAATAGATGCCTTTAAAGCTAACCTTGAGCTGAGGGCACTCACCATCCTGCATACCTACCTCAATCCTGCTGGTCTGGATCGCCTGAACGAACTCAAGCCAAGACAGCCGCGTGCTATCCGGGTGGGAGTGATCTGATGCCGGATAGCTATACTTCTCCGGATGAACTGATGCGGGAGATCTACCTGGCAATCTATGCTGCCTTGGAGAGTCGTCTACATCTGATCGGTTCTGTGATCGATGCCGAGTCCCGCAAGGAGATACTGGCACAACAGATTTACGATAAAGGCGACTTCTATGGCAATACGGGCTATTTGGTGGAGACCAGTCCTGATGCCATGATCCTGAGAGTAGGATCCAACGTCCGTCACGAGCCATTCGTTTTGGGCGGTAAAGTGCCTTCCTGGACTCCGATCGCTCCTCTAATCGCTTGGGTCGAACGCAAGCACCTGTCCTGGACTGATAAAGAGACAGGCAAGCTGTTGACCGTAGCCGAGATCGCTTATCTCATCCGGGGCAAGATCAAGCGGGAAGGCATTGCTGCCCGTAATGTGTTTGCTACTGTCATAGCTAACCGGGAGCAGTGGATCTATCAGCAGTTGAACGATATCGAGGTGAGCCTGTGACCGCAGTTGAGAAATACCAAGCCGAACGCAGCCGCATCTCTGAGTCATTGAAACTGGCTGGAGTAGTTGAGATACTCTACAACAAGGACAACATTCCCAAGAACCTGCCCTGCGCCATTCTGATCCTCGACTCCGAGACAGGCAAGCATGGCACCTCCCGGCAGTATGTGGATACCGATATCGCCTGGACAGTCTTCCTGATCGTCAATGCCCAAAACGTATCCGATCCGGACTCTGAGCTTTACTCGCTAAAGGAGAAGTTCAGGTCTTACTATCAGAAGCTGATGAACCGGGACCTGCCCAGTGTGGAGTATTATACCAGCCGCATCGATGGCACACGCCTGGTCAGGATCGCCAAGATAGATCTGTTGAAAACTGGCATCGGAGCTGGCTCATGAGAGTGATGCGATTAGGTGCTTATAACCTGGCTATCAGTTCTGCTACTGATCTCTTAGAGACCAAGTACAAACCTGATCCGATTGACTTATCCAAGTGCACCCGGATCGGTAAGCAACTGATCTCTAAAGCCGCCGAGACCAAGAAAGTGGTCTCACAGCCCTACTCCATGAGCAATCTGCTCAACCTCTTAGATACCGATGAGTACCACTCCGGCTGCATAGATGCCCTCACGATGGCAACCATTATGCAGTTCGAGTGTAAGAACAGCCAGGTCAAGTCCTGGATGGAAACAGCGGAGTTCCCTGCCTGTGAAGATCAGACAACTATCTTAGGCGAGATGATGAAGTTCTATCTTGCCTGCGGTAACGGCTTCCTGATCAAGATGCGGAACGCTCAAGGTCAGTGGATGGGACTGGAACGCATGCTTCCCTCGGAAGTGCAGATCGTGGAGAACTATGACGAGTTCGGTTTCTTCAAGCCCAACTACATCCAGGTGAAGAACAACCAGAAGAAGGACTTGGCTTACGAGGATATCATCCACGTAAAGAAGTCCACCCACAGGTCAAACGCCTGGGGCCTGGCCTGCCTGCCCATAGCCATCAACATCGAAATCTTGGGTGAAATCAAGACCTTCGACTACAACAACTTCAAGAACGGCCTGATGATCGACTACTTCGTGATCGTGGAAGGCGGTACCCTACGGGATGGAACTGTAACTGACGAAGCTGGCAATGAAGTGCTGACCGATGCCTATACCGAGATCGAGAAAGCACTCACAGAAGTGAAAGGCAATGCTAAAAGCCACTCTACAGTCCTGATCGAGAGTGAGAACCGGGATGTGAAGATACGCCTAGAACCACTCAGACAGCAAGACCGGGAAGGCGGCTTCCTGGGCCTCAAGAAAGACCTCAGGGAGGGAATCCTCGCTTATCACCGTGTCCCGGCAAGGATTGTCTCACAGCTTATCCCTGGGCAGCTTGGTGGCGATAACCGCAGTGATATGGCTATGTTCTACCACTTCGTGATAAAGCCGCTTCAGGAGCGTCTTGCGCTCACTCTGGCGATAGAGTTCAACTATGAGTTCGACTGGAAGGTATCTCCTTCCGATTTCAACTTCGGTAACTTAACCGAGATTCTGCAATCGGATGATGAGAAGCTGTTTATGAGCAGCAGGAATGGAATCAATTGATTAACCATAATACTATGAAAGTATCATCTGCAGTATATTCTATTTCGAAGTCAGGATTGCGCAAATTGCACTCCTCACATGTTTCGTTTAACCATTCTTTCCAATCCAATGCTGCATCTTTGTCATTAGTAGCAATGGCTATGATGCCCCCACATATTTTTCGTGCATTCAGTTTAGCCGAAAACTCCTTAACGTACTCGGCTATTCTTGAAGTAGTATCTTTATTACTAACTGTTTCGTTCGCTGAATCTTTTGCATCACCCATAAACAAATTATCATCATCAACATTTAGAAATAACACATCTGGTTCCATTCCATTTTTAAATGTTACTTTTTTAGTATATCCAATACTATTAGCATATTGGGTTAGTTTTGTTTTAATTCTCTTATGCTCTTGGCCTTCAAGAATCTTTTGCTTCAAAATGTTAATATTCTTTTCCATCATCGTCTCCTAATTAGTCGATTTAAACTTCAAAATTCATGCTGACTATTTTGTCAATACATTATAAGGAGGTACAATGTACCCATTTAGTAAAAACAGTAAGATCGTCCAAAAAGGAGAACTCCGCAACGTTGAAGTTGAGCTGGTCTCGCTTCTCTTCGATGAGATGACTCCCGCCAACCAAAAGGGCTTTGTGGTCAAGAACGCCAATGGCAGAAGCTTTGAACACAAGATCAACTCCACCAAGTTCAAAAGTGAAACGAGTGGCACTCAAGGACGGCTTTATGTCACTCTGATGGAGCCCAACATCCACGATTCCCAGGGTGACTATTACACTCGGGAAGAGATTCAGAAGGCCTGCGATCACTTCGCCAAACACGGCTTAGTCGGCAAGTGTGACGTCAATCACAACATGCAGCCGGTACCTGAGTTCACCGTAGTCGAGAACTACATCCTCAAGACCAGTGACCGTGAACACTTCCCCGATACCAAGGTGGGTGCCTGGGTCCAGGTCTTGAAGTGTGAAGACCTCAACTCTGAGCTCTGGCAGAAGGTCGAGAAAGGCGAGTTCAATGGTGTCTCCATCTATGGCAGAGCTGATGACTACAGCGGAACCGAAGCCAGCTTATCTGAGATCAAGAACGAGCTCAACAACCTGCGTAAGGTAGCGGAGCATAACAACAACTCCGAGCTGCAGAAGGGCATTACTGCTATCACTGAGAAGATCAGTGAGTTGGAGAAGGGCAATCCCAACCTCCAGATTGGTGATGCCATCTACAGCATCGAGAAGAGCCTCAAAGACCTCTCTGTGACTATGTCTCGTGCCATCTCGAAATCGATACCCGGAGAGCCAGATGCTAACCATTCCAATGTGGATAAAGAGGTTACAATCGATGGCAACAAGATCATGGTTAAAGCCAGCCATCGTGAGATCTACAAGGGTATCTCCGACGTTGACTCCGGCAAGGCCATGAACATCCTGAGTGCCAATACAACTTCTCTGTTTATCGATGAGGTGATTGGCAGCCAGCCCGGAGATACCCTCTCGGACATCTCGGTGCTGCCGCTACTCAAAGACGAGAAGATCGACGTCGGCCTGATCGATGACCTGGTCTTCAAGAATTCCCTCGATGGAGCTCTGACGGCTCAGAATGTATCGACTGCTGATCTTTCCGTTCCCACCGGGATACTCAATGCCGAGTTCACCTTAGGGAGAGATGTGGTCGAGTTCTACAAGGACAAGTACGGTGAAGATGCCTTCGGTGCCTATGTAGAGAATCACATCGCCAAGAAGACCGAGAAAGCCATCCGCATGCTGCTCTTCAAGGGTGATCGAGCCTCAGCCACTGCCAAGATCAAGGCTCTGGATGGAGTGATCAAACTGGCAACTACTGCCACTGATGTTACCAATCTCTCCAAGGCAACCTACACCGACTGGGCGAAGCGCTTCGAAGCCGCTCTACTGGCCTTCTCCGACGAGATGCTGGAAGAGCAGGAGAACTTCAAGTTCTATGTCAGTCATAAAGACCTGATCCGCATCCGGGCCGAACTCGCCAAGCGTGAGACCGGAGCCGGAGACCGCCTGCTGCTTGAAGGCGGCAACGTCTCCTTTGCGGGTATCCCTGTAAAGCCTCGTCTTATGGATGCCGATTACATCATCGGCGGTCTGCCCAAGTTCATTATCGTCGGCTATCGCACTGATGCCGAACTCAAAGTCGAACACCACGGAAGCGATTGGAAGTATCACTGGTACATCCGTATCCGGCCCGGTATCACCTACATTTCCGGCTTCGTGAAAGTGTTCAAACTCACAACCTAAGCAATATCCAAATAAAGGAGTACCTATGGACTTCATCTTCGCCAATCAGGAGTTTATCCTGGGTCTGATCTCGGCTCTGGTGGTCTGGATCATCTCCAGAACCACCGGAAGTGTAATCGACAAGGCCAAGGTCAACTCGGCTCTGGCTATCATCCTGGACATCATCCAGGACATCAAGATCAACCCTGCCACCAAAGACCTGGATGATTATGCCAAGAAGCAATTGGCAGTGGAGCGGGCTACCAAGTCCCTCCCAACCAAGCAGACTAAAGTCATTCTCAAGGTTTTCGGCACTATCGGAGGAGCCATCGAATACGTGTTCCACAACCGCAAATGGCTCTTTAGCATCGGCAAGGCGATCAGAGGGGTGTTCTGATGCCCAACCCTATCATACCACCCACTTATCCCGCCCCTATGACCGAAGCTGATCTCAATTTCAGCAAGTTGATGGATGTCTTGATTGCCGATCTCGTTTACTTCGGGATCGGCACCTATGATCAGACCTCCATCGATACGCTGTATGCCACTCAAGGCTCGGTCAAGACGGAACTGACCACCAACTTCGATCTGCTCGGGGAACTAGCCGAGAAGCCCGGTAAGACGGACTCTAAGCTGTCCAAGCTCAAGACCCGCAATTATACCATCCCGGGCAAGCGCACCAGCACGGTCGAACTCAATATCTCCGGCTTATCCACCAAGCAGAAGAACTTCCTGGAGAGCACTCTGTTCATGAGCAAGGACACCACCATCGTAGTGGTCTCCAAAGAGTATGACAGAGCTGTGATCTTTACCGGACTCCGCTGGACGGTTGACTGGTCGGGAGAGGCTGACGGCCTCTTCAATGTAGTCATCTCCACCGAGTTCTCCGGAGTAACCTCCAACAAGATATACCTGCTCAAGGATATCCCTGCGGGTGTCTGATCTAACAGCACTTCGCAACTACACTCTAAAACAAGGAACCAAGATGGATTGCCTGTGTAAACCTGAAATCGCGGGGTCCTCGCAGCACGACTTGTCGGGCTGTGGGGTGCTCAAAGAAAAGATAGATTCAGTGCACGAGGAGATCTACGGCAATGGTGACAGCAGCAAGTCACTGGTAACCAGAATGGCGAGAGTGGAGACAAACATGAAGATACTTCTGAGCGTCTCCACCTCCCAGTTCTTCCTGCTGTTGGGCATTGCCCTCAAGATGTTCTTCGGCAACTGAAAAAGGACTATTCTATGAAGCGAGAACCCAAACTCAGCTATAGCCAACTGCGGCAAATACTCTGCCTCACTATCTCCAATGCGACCCTGAAAGCCAAGCTTGAGGACTTCCTCTCCGGCCAGGCAGCCAAGGTCAGTGAGGTGGAATTGCTGGAACTGATCAGCCAATCGGAAGCCGATAAAGAGCTGATAAAAATCATCTCAGGAAGAGAACCTGACGCAATGGATGCCCTCGAAGCCCTGGAGCATATCTCCGCTTTTTTCGTCTATATCAGAGCCAACAAAGAGAGGTTCGCAAGTTGGCTCGGGAGTTTCGGATTGGCGGTAACGGCGTCTCCAAATACCCCTTCGAGAGGTTTGAAATGATCCTGCGTAAACTGGGCTTCACCAACGAGGACTTCAATAACCTGACCTTGCCGGAACTATACCTGCGCTTGTGTCTAACTGATCCAAAAGGAGACGCATAATGGATGCCATCATCGGCTGGATAGGCGGTAAACGCCTGCTTCGGAAAGTAATCGCTCCCTACGTTCCTAAGGACATCACCGGGTATATCGAGCCCTTTGGTGGTGCTGCTTGGATGCTCCTCTACAAAGAGAAGTGGGGAGATCTGGAAGTCTATAACGATCTCGACAACCGCCTGGTCAATCTCTTCCTGCAGGTGAAGTATCATCCTGATGAGCTGATCAAAGAACTGGACTGGTTAGTAGCCAGCCGCAAGCTCTTTGGCGATATCCTCAAGCAGGAAGGATTAACCGAGATACAGCGGGCTGCCAGGTTCATTTTTCTGATTACCAGATCATTCGGCTCAAAAGGTGACAGCTTCGGCACCTCTCAGAAGCGTGGCACCTCCAGTATGTATAACCGTCTGGAACGCATCAAGGAACTCCACAGACGTTTGGATATGGTGATCATTGAGAACCTCTCTTACGAGCAGGTTATCGATAAGTACGACACCAAGAGCAACTTCTTCTACTGCGATCCACCTTACATGCTTGGCTACACCTACGAGAACAGCAAGCAGTTCAGTCATGAGGAACTCTGCAAGAAGCTTAAGGGTATCAAGGGACGCTTCATCCTCAGCTATGATGATAATCCGGATGTTCTGAAGCTATACAAGGACTTTGATATCAAGCACGTTACCCGAACTAAGGGTATCAATCGTAAGGAAGGGAAGTCTGAGTTCAATGAAGTGATCATCGCCAACTTCGATCTCGTAGAATCCGAGCAGGAGAACTCAAAGATCAAGACTAAAACAAGCAAAGACATCAGGGGGCTTTCATGAACAGCATCATCTCCTGGGTAGGAGGCAAGCGCATCCTCCGTAAGAAAATACTACCGCTCATTCCGAAACATGACATTTACTGCGAAGTATTTGGTGGAGCAGCATGGATACTATTCGGGAAGAGTGCCAACAAGGAAGACTGGCAGTTGTCCAAGAAGAGCCGCTATACTGAGGTCTATAACGATATCAATGGCGATCTGGTGAACTTCTGGAGATACATAAAACAGCATCCTGAAGCGTTTGTGACTGAGTTGAACCAGTGCTTAGTATCCAGAGAGATGTTCGATAACTTTATAAAGCATGAGCCCAGGACCGAGTTGGAGAGAGCAATCAAGTTCTACTATAACCTCGCCTGCAGTTATGGCTCACGCAGTAAAAACTTCTGCGTCAATCAGGGTTACAAGTACATGCCCCTCCGCAATCTGGACAAGGTGAAAGAAGCCTCGGAACGACTCCGTCATGTGATCATCGAGAAGCAGCCTTGGGAGAAGATCGTAGCCCGGTTCGACCAACCCCACACGTTCTTCTATCTGGACCCTCCCTATTATACCAAGGAGCACATCTACGAACGTGAGGACGCAGATACCTTCAACCAGCATGAAGAGCTGGCGGAAGCCTTGAAACAGATCAAGGGCAAGTTCCTGCTATCCTACAACAACGATCCTTACATCAAGCAGCTATACGATGGATGTGTCATTGAAGAAGTCGAGACACAGTACACAGTGTCTGGAGCGTTCCAAACTGAGACGGAACTGCTTATTCATAATGACTTATAATGCTACTCTACAACAGAAATTTTCTGAGTGCTAATTGTTTTCTTATATCTTTAATATCTACAGCAAGAATATCAGCTACGAATTTAATAGTATTCTCGTACTTGGCAGTGATTTCTTGGGTAATAAGGCATTCAGAGAAAATCTTAAGTATCTCAGCTAGTGTTTTAGAATTTGTTTTAGGATCTTCGGTTACTGTGAACCAGATAAAAGCTCTTGTATTGAAACTTACTGTGCCCTTGAAAGGAATGGGGTACTCTCTAAAGCGATTATTAATCTGCGTTTCTACTTCATTACTAATCAAGTTCGTGTCGAGTAATAGCTGCTCAAGTGCATATTTAGCGCTTGGTGTTAGAATTATTCCCATCCAATCTGTCGATTCATACCAATCAGCAGCTTCGTTTATGGCTTCTCCCATAGCAATGTTATTGTCCATATCGCACATATATGTCCCAAAACTTATCGCACCTCGAAAAAAAACTCTTTCTTTAAACTGGTCGTATATAAACCTATCGAGAATGCCCGGCAATAAATTAATCAGCGTCGTAGCAGGCAGTATGCTTTCATCTTCAAAGGATAGACAAAACATTAAGGTGTCAGATAAACATAGAACATCAGCTTTGGCTTTTATTTCATAGTCATTGAACATGCTTTCATACTTGCTTTTAACATCCAATAGCTTAGTTTTGATGCTTGACCAGTTTTCAAAGAAATCAAAGTCCTTTCGACGTGCAATGAATTCTTTGAATCCTAATACATCGAGCATCACAACATAACCTTTTTTTTCAGTTTGCGGCATGATAACTCCTATCAATATTTGGATTTTTTTTCTTAATATACACTATCTATCAGATTGTCAAGGTCTAATTTGCCCGATCTAACCTTTAAGCTTGTCCTCGTCACCAATGATGCCAGTCTCAAGCTTGCGGAAGTCAAGCAGGAGGCGGAGTCCACCCAGTCTGTGTTGGAGAAGCCTGCTGCTGTTAAGATTACTGCGGAACAAGCTCTGGCTACAATTCGTGACGTAAAGATCGCAGTGGACGGTGTCCTACAGGTGGTGGGCGGTCTGGTCAGATCTATGAACGGTCTACTCGATGCTTCCCTTGGTCAGAGACAGTCCATGACACTGGCTTCGATAGCTTTTGGCGAAGCTGCTGGCGAGATGGGTAACTTTGCATCATCAATGCAGTCTGTGACCAATTTTGAAGATGATAAGCTTCTATCTCTGATGTCCAAACTTTCCCAGACCTTCAAACTCAACAAGGATGAGATACAGCAACTGGTGCCGGTATTGTTGGACTTCACCGAAGCCAACAAAGCCACCGGTATGAGCGTGGAGTCTGCCTTTGATCTGATGGGTCGAGCTCTGAATGGGCATACTGAGATGCTGGGCAGATATGGCATCGAACTCGATGATACCCGTCTGAAGACAGAGGGTGTCTCTTATCTGATCGAAAAGCTTGGCGAAGACTATGGCGGTACCGCAACTGCCTTGGCTGATCTGCGACTACAGAATGCCAATGCCTGGGGTGATATTCGGGAGACAGTCGGTGACATGCTGACCACCATGATCAATCCATTGCTCAAGGGTTTGAAGCTGCTCATGGATGCCTATAACAGCCTGTCTCCAGTGATGAAGGGCTTCGTAGCAGGGATCGTTATTGCTATACCGGTTATCGGCACTGTCACCACAGCGGTGACCACTCTGACAGCGGCTTATCATGCTCTGCAGGTAGCCATGAACCCTGTAGCTGGCATCATCGGCATAGCTGTGGGGACATTGTCTGCACTTGGCTTCGGACTGGCTGCGGCATCCACCAAGACAGATGAAGTTAGTGTTGCCCAGAGAAGCATGAAAAACGAGATCAAGGATGCTGAGCGTCAGGTATCAGTGGAAGCTGAGAAGTTCAGTCTGCTTGCTTCCAGGTTATTGGAACTGCGCTCTGCTACCTCCCTTACAGCCGCAGATAAGAAGGAGATGAAGAATGTCATCAAGTCCTTGAATGACAACTACTCCGAGTATCTGGGCAACATCAATCTGGAGACGGTAGCATATAATAACCTGGCTACTGCCTTGCGAGCCGCTTCTGAAGCATTAGTTCAAAAGAAGATAGCCGAAGTTTATGGAGAGAAGTACAATGCCCAGATCAGGAAGATAGCTGAACTCCAGATCGAGATCGACTCGCAACAGGCTGAGGTAGATAGGGTCCGAGCCCGCAGACAACAGCTCATGAACTCGGTGGATTGGGAGTTCCTTACCAGTGATCAAAACGCTATGGGCTTCAATCCTGCCACCTATTTTGGTAATGATGGCGAGTGGCTCAAGTTAGAAAGACGGCTCAACTCTTTTGGGGCATTAACCGGACAACTGCAGGCTGCCAAGAATGATCTGCAGCAGATAGGTCAAGCTTATCGCCAAGCTATGTTGGATGCTCCCGATCTGAGCTTTCAACCCACTGGTGGTTCTAGCGGTGGAGGTGGCAGCACCACACCCAATCCAGCCGCTGCCGATGCTGAAGCCAGACGCAAAGAAGCGTTACGATTGATGGAAGATTTGGACAGGATGAGACAGGCAGAGACCGCTCGCATTGAAGCCGAATACCAGAGAAGGCTGGCATTGATCAGGGAGTTCACTCAGGATGGCAGTGAAGCTGAACATAAGGCTATCGAGAACCTTGATGCCTGGAAGACCCAACAGGATAACGAGATCACTACCAAAGAGAAGGATGCTGTTCAAGCCAGATACAAGGCTGAGATCGACTACTTCTCCAATCTGGAGAACCTGGGAGTCGATTCCTATACTGCTCTCAAAGCCAGCATGGAAGAGTACTATGCCTGGGCTCAGCAGAACCTTCCTCAGCAGGAACAGCAGCTTATCCAGGTTCAGATAACCGAGATTGATGCCCGGCACGTCAAACTGCTCCAGGAACGTCAGGATGAAGAGAAGGCCAAGCTGCAGGAACTGCAGGATATCCGGGACGAGTTTTATTCTCGTGACCTCGATAATATAGGTGACAGCTACAGCAAGCAGCTTCTGGAAGTGGATAGATACTATGAGAAGATGAAGGAGAAGCTTCTTGCCGCAGGGATGACCGAGGTTGAGATCGAAAGGCAGAAGCAGGAGACTCTCAATACCCTCAGAACCAATCACCAGCTTCAGGTTTCCAGTGGCATCTCCAAGATCTTCGGAGACCTCGCCGCAGCTCAGGATAAGGACACCGAGCGTGGTTTCAAACTCTGGAAAGCCTCAGCTATAGCTCAGGGCTATGTGGATACCTTTTCTGCCGCTATCGGTGCTTATAAGTCAATGGTGGGTATTCCTGTAGTGGGACCCGGACTGGCAGTGGCGGCTGCTGCAGCTGCGATGGCTGCGGGCATAGCCAACATCGCCAGGATCAATGCCACCAAGTTCGAGAAGAAAGCCACTGGAGGACTATTGACAGGACCTTCCCATAATCAGGGAGGTATCCTGATCGAAGCCGAAGGTGATGAATACATCACCGCCAAGGATAGGGTCAAAGCCCTAGGCAGGAACCTCTTTGACTTCCTCAACTTCGCCCCTCTGAATCGGGTGAAGCTTGCCTTTGCCGGGATGCCTGTTCCCTCAGTGCCTATTCCCAGTAACCTGGGCTCATATTATGCCGCCGGTGGCACTATCTCTTCCGGAGGCGGTATGAATACCCTCATCGATCTGATTGGCGCTCTGAAAGATGAGATTGTCTCCCTCAAGCAAACAGTCATGGACTCCAAGCCCATCATCGAGGTGAATGTAGATCCTTTGAGTAACGATCCGGTCAAGGTCTCAGAGATCGCCGATACCGGCAAGATGATCAGGAGTGAGATCTAATGCCTAACCTCTTCAAGATCGACTTCATCCAAGGCAAGACCGATGCTTCTGACTATAACCAGGTAAAGCATAGCCTGGAAGATACAGCTACCAATAGAGCCATCATCAGCCTATCTGTCTCTGCCGATAAGCTGCAGTCGGTCTCCAACTACAGCAGAGAACCCAAGCGGCTCGTCTTTGAGTGCTTTCCCACTGACTGGATACAGGAGAACATCCTCTCTGGCAACAATGAGCATGAGCGTTACATATCTCACTTCGAGGTTAGGGTCTATCGGGATAACTCATTATTCTTTACAGGCATTATAGACACATCACAACTGTCCTTTGATGTATCATCGGGAGTGCTCAAGATCACTTGTTACGATAAGATCAAGCTGCTTTCACTGTTCTCCGACCTTACTCACTATTACTCGCTTACGGCTGGTTATCTGCCCCAATGGATACTCGGCTACTTTATACAAGACATAGAGCAGAAGATACCGATCAGCATTCCATACTCCAACCAGTTCACTCTCCCAACTTTGAACATCAATTCTGATAGCGCTATGACCATTGCCCATATCGACTTTGATGACCTAATTCAATTTCCCAACCCCACCGGTGGCTGGACTTACAGTTATGACAGCTCAGGCTGGCCGGGTCCTTTCTGTGGCTTCAGGATCGATACTGTAGTAAACCGTATCAGTTTTGTATTTGCCTATAAGAAAGTGATCAAAGCCACTTATCCCAATCCTGCCACCACCAGATACCAAGGCCGTTATCGTGGACGCATCTACAAGTTCTTCAATAACATCTGTCCTGTTGTTATTGAGTATGATGAAAAGACCGACTGGGTGGAAGATCTGGCTTCACTGGAAAACGCTGCCAATGAGTTTATCGGCTTCTATATTGAGAACGGTATCTCCGAGACTACTCTCTATACCGGATTAGTATCCGTAGGTTCAATAGATGGTCGGAACTATGGCAGCAGTCATTACATTGGCCACTGGGTCGAAGCTCATTTTCATGGTAATCTCTTCCCGGCTATGCTGTTTCCGGGCAAGGCCTACGAGAACTACAATGATGAGCAAACCGATAACATAAAAGCTCTGCAGGCCATGCTTATGCTCTATAATGCCACCATCTTCTCCGATCCCGAGGGACATATTGTGCTCAAGAACAAGGATGCTTATACCAGTGCGATAATTGATATTGATGCGGATGATGTAGTCAGCTTCGTCAGCAAACGGGGCAATCCGGAGAAGCCGGAGATCAACTGTCTGGATATCTTGGCAGGAGATACAACTCAACTCCGGAGCAGGATTAAAGACTATCTGATCGACTTTCATAACTCCAAGTGGAGCTGTGAAGCTACCATCGATCAGCTCAGTAAATACAACCTTTCTCTCCAGTCCAAGCTGCGCATCCAGAATAAGATCTATGCGATAACCGAACTGGAGCGGAATTACATAGATGATGAATACAAGGTGAAAGCATGGCTGTTATAAAGGGCTTCAAGCTCATCCGCTGGGCTGATGAGGGCATCTATTACTTCTTCTGCCCCAATGGGCAGATCGAGTATAACCCATCCCAAAAGTACCGTATCGAGAAGAAGAACGCCTATGATCCCACTATCATTCATAGAAGGGAGGCCTATCGGGAGGACTCTTTCGATCTGGAAGCGGTACTCGAACCAAGCGAATACTACGGTCTGATGAACTTCCTCCTCAGTCCCGGTAAGCTCTATCTGGAATACACTGCCTACAACAGCATCAAAAGCCAGTTCCCGGTCACAATCTCTCAACTGCCCAAGTGTCCGGATGATTTGCACGAGTATCCATCTAAGGTCAAGTTCAGCCTGGAATCCAGATACATCGGTTCTCCCGGCTATATTGACTTCGGCATCATCATTATCACCGACTCTGACGAGACGGTGATAGGACAAACCCAAATATAAACCTAATAACTATATACTCACAACAGGAGCATTAATGTACAAGTTCGCCATCAGCTATTATACTATGGAAGGCACCGAACGGAAGCCTCAATCGGGAGTCGATATCCGACTGCTCAGGCCTGGTCAATCTTGGCCAGAGGGCAAGAAGCTCATCGAAACCACTCCCAACTCGGGATACTATGAGATCAGCATCGAAGCTGAAGCCGACTGCGGCTTCTATGAGCTCTGGGACGATCACGGTAATCCCCAAGGCCAGTTCAGCGGCAAGACCTGCACTATTGGGAAGCTTGATGCCCGAGGTCTGCAGACCAACTGCATCTATGGTAATCACATCCTGGATGGAGTGGTTACGGGTAGCAAGATCGCCAATGCAGCTATCGGCACCGAGCACCTGCAGAATGGACTATTATCACTCTCTAAACTCCAGTACGAGCTTCAGGATCAGAATAAGGGAGTAGGAGACAACAGCCATTCCAGCCCGGCAAAGCTGAGCGAAGATAAGGTGATCACCCACGTTCTGGATAAAGAATATCCGGAGCTGCCGCACATCATCCTGACTAACCAGTGTGATGCCTTTCTTTATATAGCCAATGTCAAGATTGAAAAAAACCTCGTAACAGTTCTGATTGGGATCAGCCAAGTATATACTGCTACCGATCCTTTCTATAAGCTCCTTGCCCTCGCTAAATGATGCCCAAGAGAGAAACCCGGCAGAACCGGGTTAATGAGTGGGCTGGGTACTAATAATTGATCCCCTTCGCGGTTACCCGACTGATAAATTTTTAGTTGCGACTTTGCTCTCCTCGCAAAAGTGTTCAAGTCCTTCCCACTCAATTTGATAAGAAAGATTGATGTTTTAATAAACAATCAGATTGAATGTGATCAAACCATAATCGCAAGCCAGACAATGATATGCAAAATCCATTTGAAATAATCGTGATATTTTCACCTGATTTAGCTTCGTTTTATCAATTTGCAATCCAAAATTCATAACTTGTTCCACCGATAACGATTAAGAAATCCATTTGAAAAAGTCGTGAAATTAATTTTGAAAAAATCGTGATATCGTTTTGAAAAAATCGTGATATCGCAGACCACCAAAAACGCCGATTTGAAAAAAATTTGATACAATTTGAAAAAATAAGTGAGAACGCATAAACACCACGCGGAGCAATGAAGCGTTTCTGTCTGGCCGTTAAGGCCCTTTCTTGTGCCCAAGTCGCGCCTCCCGCATGATGCCCGCACTTGATGCGAGGATTTAACGGGAGGCAGGCGAGAGAGATG